CCGACACCCGGCAGCGCAAGGCCTACGCGAAGAAGAAGGCCGAGGACATCGCGAAGGCCACCGCATCTTCTCGGACCGCGTCCATGGACGCTGTGGAAAACCCCTCGGACAACGTCCATGGACGCGGTCCGGACAGCGTCCGTAGCGGGGGTTCCGAACCCTCCGCACAGACCCCGGAAAGCGTCCATGGACGCCCCCGGAAAGCGTCCGTGGACGCGGTCCGGACAGCGTCCGTAGCGGGGGTCTACCAGTACACCCCTACCTACGGTAGGGACCCCCTCCCCGACAAAGACATGGCTGGCCTTTCACCTCAGCTGCAGCAGCGCGCGAGCGAGGCCGTGAAAGACGAGTCATCGACGGGTGAAGGAGACGCGGCCAGCGCGGCCCGCGCAGCGCTCGCCGCTGTCCGCGCCCGCCCCGCGCTCGCCCGCTGCACCGACCCCGACTGCGGCATCCCCCTGCCCTACGGCGCCACCGGTCTCTGCTCTGGCTGCTCCGACTACCTCGCTACGACCGAAAGGCACAGCGCATGACCGACCGCCACACCACCGACACGATCAACGACGACGACCTCGACCGGCTGTACACCGAGCGGGACCAGTTCCGCGCCGCGATTCTCGACATCGACGCACACGCCACGCCCATGGGACTGGCCGACCCGGCCGACCCCGACGGCAACCCGCACCACTACGCTCTCACCGTCGGCGCGCTGCACCGAGCGCTCGGCAAGGTCGGCCACACCGCGGCGTCCTGCCAGGCCGAGGCCGACCTCGGCGGCGCCTACTGCGAGCGCGCCCACCTCATCGCCCTCCTCGCCGCCATGACCGACGGCGCCGTCATCGCCCCAGCCTCCGACATCGACGAGCCCGGTTGGCAGATCGCCTACCTGAAGCTCGGCGGCAGGCAGGCCTCATGGCACATCGCCCCGCGCGACGCCGGCCTCTTCCGCGGCGTCGAGCATGTCGGCATCGAGGACCCGCGCGCCCAGTGGGACGGGCACACCACAGACGAGAAGTACGCCCGGATCCGGAATCACGCCCGCGTGCGGGAGATGAACCGCCGTCTCAACCGCATGGCTGGCAAGACGCAGGCGCCTGGCGAGCCCATCGTCCAGACCACGAAGTACTCCGTGAACTGCCTGCCCGAGGACGGGATCGACAGCCACGTCTTCGAGCTCACGGTCGAGTACCGAGGCGACGGACGATGGGGCGTCTACCGCAACGCGCACTGCTGCCTCGGCGCCGACGGCACCTGGTCCTACGGCTACGCCTGGCGCGACGGATCGCAGGAGCCGAGCGGCGACGAGGAGTGGACCGAGTACCACGCGGGCCGCCAAGCCTGGCTCGACGCGCACCGGTTCGACGAGGAGACCGCCCTCCGCCTGGCGAAGGAGCACGCGCCGCAGGTCACCGTGAACGGCATCACCGTGCGTAGGGCGCTGTCCCGCATGGTCGTCGAGGCGACGCCCGCGAGGGAGGCGTGAGCCATGGGGAAGCACCAGGGCGCCCCGATGCCCGCGAGTCTGCGCCACGGCTTCCGCGCCCGCGCCCACCCCGCCCGGTCCGTGCCCTGCCCGCACGAGAACTGCGGAGCCCGGCCACACCAGTCGTGCATCGTCCGCGTCAACGGACGAACCCTCCCGAAGCCGCACCCCTCCCGGATCAACCGCTGGGCGCTCACCGTCGCCTGCTGCCCCGAGTGCCAGGTCCAGCCCGGCATCCCCTGCCACGACGACGGCCAGGCCCTCACCGACGTACACCCCCGCCGCATCCAGGAAGCGCAGGTGACCCTCGCGTGACACCCCTTGAGCGACTGCTCCTTGAGGAAGTACCCGTCCGGCCCGACCGTCCCGTGGATGCCCACAGCCTGTGGACGCAGCAGGAGCAGGACCAGCACTGGGACGACCTGGCCGCCGCTGTCGGCCGACGCGGCGAGAAGCGGCCGGTACCGACCGAGGCAGCGGCGTGACGGGCCGGGGCGGAGTGGCCGGAGAAGCCACCACGTGCATGGCGTGCGGCCGTCTCCTGCGCGATCAGGAGTCCCGGCGGCTCCGCCTCGGCCCGAGCTGCCGCAAGCGCCTACAAGCCGCCCTGGCACCCCGCCCTCGCCGCGTCGTCGGCACCCACACCGCCGGCCCCCACCCCCTCGCCATCCCGCTGAGCCACGCCACCCAGATGGAGATCTGGGAGGGCGACGAAGACGACGACGAGGACGACCCGTTCAGGCCCCGCGCTATCGCGGACGTACCAACAGGAGCACTTCTCTGATGGACCTCACCCCGGAGCAGCGCGAAGCCCTGCGCCCTCTCGCCGCCGTCATCGAGGGCGCGATCACCGAGTCCCCGATCCGCCTCGGCACCGAGGACTGGGGCACCGTCCTCGCCGCCACAGTCCTCGCCCACGTCGCCGCCTACATGGGCGGCATCGTCCCCACCCCGAATCGAGCATCCCTCCCCGAGGTGTGGGTCGTCTGGCGCGAAGACCAGCCCGCATACGCCTACTTCGCCAGCGAGGCCGCCGCCAAGCAGGGCATGGTCGACTACTGGGAAGAGGACGAGCCAGTCGAGCCGGGCTACGGCTGGCGCCAGGACGGAGCCCGCCTGGAGCTGGTCGTGGGCGGCGAACCGGGAGGGGTGTACGCCTCCCGGCACCGCGTGTACGGACCGCCCGCCCAGGGCGCCGACGACGACCCCATCCGCCCTGAGCGGCGCAACCAGATCGGCAACTTCCTCGATCGTCTTCAGAACCACGGCAGCCTGACCGACAGCGAAGCCGTCCGGCTGCGCGAGCACATCGACATCGAACTGCGCGCCGTCGACACCGCCCGCTCCGTCGCGGCCGGGAACCTCCGGCACGTGCAACTGCTCTACAGCGACGTGCTTGAAGCTCAGGCCGCAGTCAAGCGCGTGCGTGCCCTGGCCGAGGGCACGTACTACGGCATCACAGGACGTGCCTTCCTGGCCGCTCTCGACGGCCCCGGGCAGCCCTCGGCAGAGGCGGGTCGATGAACTGCGAGCTGTGCGGCTGCACGACCACCGACCGCTACCTGTGCGACTGGGACGCCCGCTCCCTCGCTAAGCTCCTCACCGAGCTGCCCGCCCTGCACGCCGAGGTCGCCGAGTGTCTCGTCCCGCGCAACTCTGGCTGGGGTGAGGTCGTCGCGACCCGCGGGGCGGCCGGCCCCCGGTCGCCGATCGACGAGGGCGTGCTCGACGAGATGAGCAGCGGCAACACCGCCTTGGTCATGCACTCGTGGCGGGTAGACGTACAGCGGGTGCGCTGGCCCCAGCACACGGAACCGCCGCTCGACACGCTCGCCGCGACCTGCCGGTGGCTCGCCACGGAGCTGGGGTGGATCGTCGAGAACTACCCGGCGGTCGGGGAGATGGCGCGCGAGGTGCGCACCCTGACGAACCAGGCCCGCGGCACCGTCGGCGACCCGGCGCCCCGGCCGAAGGTGATCGGCACGTGCGTGGCCGTGACCGACGATGCGGGCACGGTGTGCGGGGCCGACCTCACGCACACCGCGGGCCAGACCAGCATCCGATGCCGACAGTGCCGTGTCGCGTACCGCAGCGAGCAGGACCTGCTCCTGCTGCTGCACTACCAGCTCCCGGCCAAGCCGAAGCCCCGGTTGAAGCCCCCGCCGGAGGGCGACACGGCAGCGTGACCCCCTTGCGCCCAACACCGGTGTTGGATACCGTCTAGGGGATGGAACCGAAGCCCTGGCGGGTACGGCTTGCGGAGGAAGAGCGGCTGTTGGAGCAGCTGCGCGACCTCACCTCCGAGTCCGCCGCACGACGAGCCCAGGCCCTGCGCGATGGCGTAGCGGAACTGGGCACCGTCGCTGAAGTAGCCCGGGACCGTGGCCGCAGCTGGCAGGCGGTTGACCAGGCGCTGAAGCGCGACGCGAAGAGAACGTCCAAGAAGGGCACCACAACCGAATAGACAGCGAGGGCCGGACAGCAGCTCTCCGCGGTGTTGGAGCACCGAGGAGGCGCGCGCGCCGTCCGACCCTCTACCGAACTACCTGATACGAGCAGGAGTCGGCATGTCCGATCTTTCCATGCCCGCACCCACGGGCAACACCACCCCGTCCCGCCGCCTCATCGCTGCGGGCCTCATCCGCCGCCTGCCCGGCCGCACCATCACCGTGCGCGCCACCCAGGCCGGCGTCACCGGCAGCATCTCCAAGGCCGTCGTCGCCGAGCTGCACCGCCTCTGCGACGAGGACTACGCCAGCAGCGCCGCACGCCGCGCCCAGACCCACCGCGATGATGCCCACCTGATCGCCTCCGCGTCCGAGGCGGTGGCCGCGCAATGACTTGGAAGCAGAGGCAGGCCAGGAAGGCCGCCGCCCGCCGTCACGCCCGGCTGCTCCGCGTAGCCAAGGACGTCGTCTCGCAGGGCGTCATGGACCGGCGCTTCTCGGGCATCGACCTGAAGCGCATCGTCGCCATCGCGTTCGCCCGGTACGAGCTGCGGATCACCGAGGACGAGGCGCTGGACTACCTCAACGGCATCCTCGCCGAGTACAGCCTCCCGCTCCGCTACGTGGACGCCCTCCCGCAGGACGCAACGATCCCCGGACAGCGCGACGGCCAGGACGGTGACGAGTGAACGCGCGCAAGATCACCTGGGGTCAGGGCCTCGTCCTCGGCGTCGCGGCCGTCGCGATGGTCGTCGTCGGATCCTTCGGCGCCTGGGGCACCTACAGCAACACCGTCTCCGAGTTCCACCGCCAGGCGACCGCCGCCGGCGTCGTCGCCGCGGGCGAGGGCCTCACCCTCATCCTCGCCCTGGTCATGCTCGGCCGGACCATGCTCGGCATGGCCTCGCCCGGCGTGGTCCGGGCCGGCATGTGGGCTGCTCCCGTCTGCGCCAGCTCGGTCGGCATCTCCATCGCCGGAAACGCCCGCGAGGCCGCCGTGTACGCGGTCACCCCGCTGGCAATGTCCGGCGCCGCCGAAGGCCTCGGTTTCGTCGCCCGCTCGATCGTCATCTACCGGTCCGGCCTGGACGCCGAGACAATGCGCCGCAACGCCGACGTCGCCCGGCAGCTCGCCTACGAACGGGCCGTCGCCGAAGGGCACCCCGGGGAGCGCCGCCGCAAGTCGGCGGTCCGCCGGTACTGGCGGCTCGCCCGGCACGTCGGTGTCGGCGACGCCGAGCTCGGCGCCGGCCTGGTCGACGTCCAGCGCACCCGCGTCCGCGACGGAGCTGATGCGGCCCTCGCATCCATGTACGGCGCCCCGGCCCCGGCCGTCGACACTCCGCCAGCCGAACGCCCCCGGACCGCGTCCGCGACCGAAGTACTGCGCGAGCGGTTCGCCCGCATGGACCCGACCGAGGCCATCCAGCTCGCACACGATGCGCGACCTGATGCGGGCCCCGTCGAACTCTCCACGCTGCTCGGCGCCTACGGCATGACCGTCGACCCCGTGGCCGTCGCCCTGGTCCTCGGCCGACGGTCCCCGGAGTACGAGGTGCATCGACCTGATGCGCCTGATGCACCCCAGGTCAGCGAGCTGGAGCCCCTGAACGTCGAGGGCGTCGTCATCGAAGCAGCATCCGTCCTCGGCCCCGACGCATCCGCCCGCGAGATCGCCGAGCACGTGGCCCGGCACCGGCGCCTCGTCGTCACCGAGCCGTACATCCGCACCGCCCTCTCCCGGGCCGCGAGGAAGCCCCAGCCCGACACCCCGGCCAAGCCGATGGAAGGTGGATACGCATGATGCGCTGGATCTTCGGCATCCTCCTGGCGCTCCTCGTCATGGTCCCGCCGCTCGCCGGCCTCGCCCTCGCCATCACCCTGGCGGTCGCCTCCCAGCCACCCGTCCTCGCCTTCGCCATCGGCGTCTACACCTGGCCGCGCCTCGCCCGCCGCTTCCGGAAGTGGTGGAAGGGGCTGGCGAAGTGACCAACCCCCTGGAGAGGGCCGAGGCCGCCGCCGCAGAAGCCGCCGAGAACACGGCCGCCGTGCAGCTCGCCCTCGCCGCCGTCGAGCTTGCCAAGCTGGCCCAGGCCCAGCAGCAGCCGGGCGCCTCCTGCCAGCACCAGGCCGCGCCCGCCTCGCAGTTCGACGCCAAGAAGTGGCTCGTCATCGGCGGCACCGCGTGCGTCTGCTCGCTCGCCTTCGCCCTGGCCTCCATCGCCATCGCCATCGGTGCCTGCTGCGCCACCGCCTGCCTGCTCATCCTGCGCTCGATGTGGCGCAGCCTCACCGCCAAGCATTGAGGAGAGAGACCCCGTGAACCGAGAAGCACACCTGAAGCTGGCCGACGCCGCCATCGAGCGGGCCGCCAGCATCGCCCGCGAAGCCGAGCACGCCGCGAAGGGCGACGCGCGGCACAAGGCGCAGCCGCTCGCCGCCGCCAGCGCCGCGTGGGCGGACATCGCCCGCAGCCACGCCGCCGTCGCCGCAGCTCTCATCTCGGAGGCCTAACCCGTGGCGTTCACCGACAAGGACCCGCACAGCGCAGGCGAGATCCTGCGCGTTGTCGCCCTCGGCGTCCGCATCGAGCGCCGCAAGCAGCGCGGCAAGCCCGTGAAGGCCTTGGAGAACCGCGTGGAGCGGATCCGAGACAAGGCGCAGAAGCGCGAGGACCAGCGCGGCAAGCGGAAGTAGCTACGCCCCGGGACGGCCGCTGTACCTGGCCGGGCACGGCCGCCCCGGGCCCCGGACCGCCCATCAGAACGACCGGAGAGCACAGCATGACGGACACGCTGATCCACGCCCAGCCCGACGCCCCCGACACGGCCGAGACGCTCACCGCGGACACACCCGCGGCGCCCGTCCCCGTCGACAACCCCCAGCTGCCCGACCCCGGCGTGACCACCGAGAAGCGCCGCCCCGTCGTCGCCCCGTGGCTGCGCTCCCGCCGCGACCTGCGCGCCACCGTCGAGCGCGCGGCAGGCCACGCCGGGTACGCCACCGCCTACCACGGCCTCCGAGCCCCCTGGTACGCCGCGCAGCTCACACTCATGGCCCCGCGCGGCGCCGCCCGCCTGATCACCAACACGAACCGGTGGGTGTGGGACCGCGAGGCCGCACCCCTGCGCGACTACGCCGTCCGTCAGGAAGACGTCGAGGAGTACATGCGCCTGGCCCGCCTACGCGCCGGCCGCGTCCGCCTCCGCGGCCTGGTCACCGTCATCGCCTGCACGTTCGGCCTCGGCTTTGCCATCTGGCTGTACGTCATGGCCCCCGCGTTCCTGTACGTCTTCGCCGCCGGCGGGGTCCTCACCCTCGGCTACTTCGGCCAGCAGCCCGACGCACCCGTCATCGGCCCGGCCGTCATGCGCACCGAACTGCAGAAGCTCACCGGCACGATCGTGCTCCGCGCCCTCGACGCCATCGGCAACGCCAAGATCTCCGCCGCCGTGAAGAAGGGCGGCGACATGAACGGCATGCGCTTCACCAGCGAGATCACCCGCGACGGCCCCGGCTACCGCGCCGACCTCGACCTGCCCTACGGCGTCGTCCCCGAGGACGTCATGGAAGAGCGCCAGGCCCTCGCCTCCGGCCTGCGCCGCAAGCTCGGCTGCGTCTGGCCCTCCGGCGACCCCGACGAGCACGAGGGCCGCCTGATCCTGTGGGTGGGCGACAAGCCCATGAACGAGACCACCAAGCCGCCGTGGCCGCTCCTGCGCGAGGGCGAGGTCGACCTGTTCAAGCCCGTCGTCTTCGGCAACGACCAGCGCATGCGGGACATCGTCGTCTGCCTCATGTTCGTCTCCGTCGTCATCGGCTCCGTCCCCCGCATGGGCAAGACGTTCCTGCTCCGCCTGCTGCTCCTGATCGCCTCCCTCGACCCCCGGGCCGCCCTGCTCGCCTTCGACTTCAAGGGCACCGGCGACCTCGGCCCCCTCGAACCCGTCTGCCACCGCTACCGCTCCGGCGAGGAAGACGACGACCTCGAGTACGTCCTGCACGCCATGCGCGAGCTCAAGGACGAACTCCGGCGCCGCGCCAAGGTGATCCGCTCCCTGCCCAAGTCCCGCTGCCCCGAATCGAAGGTCACCCCGGCCCTCGCCAGCGACAAGAGCCTCGGCCTCCACCCGATCGTCGTCGGCTTCGACGAGTGCCAGGTCCCCTTCGAGCACGAGAAGTACGGCGCCGAGCTGGAGTCCATCTGCACCGACGTCGCCAAGCGTGGCCCGGCCCTCGGCATCATCGGGATCTTCGCCACCCAGCGCCCGGACGCCAAGAGCCTCCCGCCCGGCATCAGCGCCAACGCCATCCTGCGGTTCTGCCTCAAGGTCATGAGCCACACCGCGAACGACATGGTGCTCGGCACCGGCGCCTACAAGGCCGGCATCCGCGCCACCATGTTCAGCCGGTCCGACCGCGGCATCTGCTGGATGTCCGGCGAGGGCGACGACCCCGTCATCGCCGCGAGCGCGTTCGTCGACGGCCCGGCCGCCGAGCTGGTCGTCGCCCGCGCCCGCCAGCTCCGAGAGGCCTACGGCAACATCACCGGCCACGCCATCGGCGAAGGCCCCAGCGAGAGCCGCGGCATGGACGTCCTCGGCGACGCCCTGAAGACCTTCCACGCCGACGAGGAGCAGCTCTGGTGCGAGCGGATCGCCACCCGTCTCGCCCAGGCCTGGCCGGACGTCTACGGCGAGTGGAACACCGCCCGCATCGCCCCCGCGCTGAAGCCTTGGGGCATCACCACCGCCGACGTCTGGGCCACCGGAGACGACGGTAAGGGCACCACCAAGCGCGGCATCAAGCGCGCCGACATCGCGGCCGCCCTCACCCGCCGCGACGCCGACCGGGCCGCCGCGTAGCCCCTCCAGAGACCGCTAGGCCTAGCACCCCGCCCCGCTAGGCCTAGCACCCCCGCTAGCACCGAAACGCGCCCCTGACCTGCCCTCTAGCTCCTAGCGGCGCGGCCCGCCAGAACGGCCGCCAGACGCACCAGACACGAAGAGAGACCCCATGCTGATCGCTAGCGCCGCCCTCGTCGCCGCCCTTGGCTGGTACGCCGTCCTGTGCGCCCTCAAGCCCTTCTCGCCCTGCCGCCGGTGCCGAGGGACGGGCGAGACACTGCGCTTCGGCAAGCCCCAGACCTGCCGCCGCTGCCGCGGCCACAAGCTCCGCCTCCGCATCGGCCGCCGCGCCCACAACGCCTGGCGTCGCACCCACGAGGCCGGCACCCACTGACACCCGCCCACCCGATACTGCTGGAACAAAGGAGACGCCATGGGATACGCGCGCTACACCATCCGCCGGAACGGCCAAGAGATCGAAGCCGGGTACGCCGTCGAGACAGAGTGCGAGAAGGACGACTGCACCGAGCCCATCGACCGCGGCCTGGCCCACCTCTGCGGCGCCACGCCCGGCGGCGACGAGTACGGCTGCGGCGGCTACTTCTGCGGGCAGCACCTGCTCGGCTCCCCCGTCCCGGAAGCCGAGGGCCTGTGCAGGCCGTGCAGCGACCGCTACGAAGCCGAGCACCCGCAGGAGACCGCGGAGGCTCCCTGAGCCAGCATCATGGGGGCATGGAGTCGCAGATGATCCGGCCTGGCCACCTCACCGCCCACCAGACCGCCCGCGCCCTCGGCATCAGCCTCGACGGCGTCCGCCAGCTCGTCCGCCGCGGCAAGCTCGCCCGCTCCGGCGGCAGCCCCCGACAAGCCTGGTACCCCGCCCCGGACGTCGCCGCCCTCGCCGCCAAACGCGCGAGCCGCCAGTCCGCTTGACCCGCAGGTCAACGCAGTGTCACGATCTGCGTGTACAACCATGCCCGCACACGGGCCCCACAGCACTCACGACGAAGCCCCAGCCACAGTCCCCCGGCTGGGGCTTCGTCGTGCCCAGCGTCCGCCGCCTGGAGGGAGCGCCCACCCGCACACGGGAGCAGGTGAGCGCGGGGCCCAGGCGGCGGACCGTCACCCACCCGGGTCACGGGACGGCCACACGGCCACCACAACGCCCCCCAACGGCGCATGATGCCCACTCAGCCGTCGAGCGTCCTTGGGGGGACCATGAGCGACTACCGCGCCGTACAGACCGCCGTCCGCGTCGAGAAACTCCGGATCTGGTTCGCCTGGGCCACCGGCACCTTCATCCTGCTGGCCGTCGCCCTCGCCACCCAGCACATCCACATCGTCAGCGTCATCACGCAGCTGCTGCTCGTCCTCGGCTTCCTCGCCCTCACCGTCGCCCTCTTCCGCATGACTGGCGCCCTCAACCGCAAGGCGGCCGCCGCCCGCCGCGAGGTCCTCGGCGACGACTGACCCGGAGGTGGCGCCCGTGGCCGGCAACCCCCGCAACGGGCGCCCCTACCGCCGCCTCTGCGGCCAGCAGCGCGCCCTCCTGCTGCCCTGCTGGTGGTGCGGCAAGGCCATCCGCTACGACATCACCGGGCCGCTCGCCGGACGCCACCGCGACGCATTCACCCTCGACCACGCCGTACCCCTCAGCCGCGGCGGAGACCTCCTCGACCCCGCCAACGCCCGCTCCGCGCACCGCCACTGCAACTCGGCCCGCGGCAACCGCACCGACGCCGCACGACAGCCCGTCCGCGCGTCCCGGAGGTGGTGACCATGAGTAGCCAGGTATGGATCGTCGCGCAGATCAACGCCACTGACGCCGACGGATGGGCTACCGACTGGGACCTCGGAGGGGTCTTCACCACTGAGCAGAAGGCGCGAGGCGCCTGCTCGCAGCCGACGGACGCCATGTGGCCAGTGGAGTTGGACGCGGACCTGGGACGCGAGACGCTCGCGCCACCGGGCATCACCTACCCGGCCGCGTAGGAGTGACGTGCTGTACGTCATCACCGGCCCGCCGGCCGCAGGTAAGAGCAGTTGGATCGCAGCTCGCGCCCGAGCCACCGACATCGTCATCGACCTGGACCGCCTGGCCCTGGCTCTCGCCGGTCCCGGTGCACCGAGTTGGAAGCACGACGCCACCCTGCTGAAGGTCGCGCACCGCGCACGGTTCGCCGCCCTCGACGAGGCCGTGAAACACCGCGACGCTGTCGACGTCTACCTGATCCACACCATGCCCAGCCCCAAGGCGCGCGCCCGGTACCAGCGGCTGGCCGCCGAGATCGTCACCGTGGATCCGGGCAAGGACATCGTGATGCAGCGGGTCCAGGACATGCGCGACCCGGCCATGACGGCAGTGGCCACCCGGTGGTACAGCCAGCAGGCACGGCGAGGTACCTCACACACCGTCACGCGTCAGGCGTCGCGCGCATGGTGAGCAGCGCGAGCTGAACGACTTCACGCGAAGAACGACGACGGCCCGAGCACCTCGACTCGGCAGACATCGCGGGCTCCGGGGTCACCCGGTGCTGGCGGACTCGACCACCGCGGGGGTGGTGGGTGGCGGTGGGTGCACCGGAGGCCGGCGCCCACCGCCACGGTCCCCCGCCGACGGGCCGACCATGATCACCCATCGGTCCGAGCGTGATCGTCCGGGATGGGAGGGGGGCTCGACCTCATCGTGGAATTCGCCTTCCCGGGCGACCCAAACGCCCTTGTCGCCCTGTTTTTTGCGCGGCCAAAATCCGGCCCCTATTCACGGGAACTCGGTTCGAGTGTTTTAGTGGCGTCACTCTCTGTGATGTGACGCTGTGTCACCTCGCTATTTCCGCGAACTCGGTTCGAGCGAATTAGTGGGAGGTGATCATGGCCGTCGCCGACAAGATCGCCGCAGAGCTGGACGACCTCCACGCCGAGGAGACCTCGCCCGGAATGGCGGCCGTCGCCCTCGACCTCGCGCGCGCGATCGACGCCACCGAGGTACCGGGCGTGAAGGCGGCGGTCGCCGACAAGCTTCGCTCGATCATGGCCGACCTGCGCAAACTCGCGCCCGCCGACGTGAAGGGGGACGCGGTCGATGACGTTGCTCAGCAGCGAGAAAAGCGCCGGGCAGAAGCCGCACAGCGGGCCGCTGGCGGCTGATGGTCAGGTGTTCGGCTGGCAGACCCCGCCGATCGAGACAGCCCCGCCCGCCGTGTCGACCGCAGGCCAGGAAGCCATCGATCTCGCGGCCAAAGCGGGCTTGAACCTGGACCCGTGGCAGCAGCACGTCCTGCGGGTCGCGATGGGCGAGAAGCCGGACGGTGACTGGTCCGCGCCCGAGGTGTGCATCAATATCCCCCGCCAGAACGGGAAGGGCGGGCTGATCGAGGCCCGGGTGCTGTGGGGCCTGTTCATCGGCGGCGAGCCTGGGATCCTTGTCAGCGCGCACGAGTTCAAGACCGCGATGAACACGATGAAGCGCATCGAGCGCCTCATTCGCAGCTGCCCTGACATGCACAAACGCGTCAAGGCGTACCACAAGACGGTGGGCCGCGAGGGCATCGAGCTGCACGATGGGCGGGAACTTCGGTACGTGGCCCGCTCGCGCGGCTCGGGCCGCGGGTTCACAGCGGCCTGCGTCATCTTCGACGAGTGCATGATCCTCGGCGACGACGCGATGGGCGCGCTGGCACCAACAACAGACGCCGTTGACAACAGCCAGCTGTGGTACCTGGGCAGCGCTGGGGTCGGAGCCGCGTCGCAGCAGCTCGGGCGCCTGCGCAGGCGCGCACTGGCAGCTCTGGAGTCTGGCGAGTTGGACCCGGTGCTGGCCTACCTGGAGTGGTCGATCAACCCGCACCTCACCGAATGCCGTCGCGGCTGCACCGAACACGACGACATCGGCTCGGTCGAATCGCTACTCAAGTCCAATCCGGCGGTCGGCTACCGCCTACAGGTCGAGAAGAGCATGCACCGGAGACTGACCATGGGGGACACCCTGTACGCCCGTGAGCGGCTCGGCGTCGGCGAGTATCCGTCAGAGGAGGGCGACGCCTGGTCGGTCATCGGCAAGGACGCGTGGGAGGCCCTGGCGGACGGCGAGAGCGCCGCCGAGGACCCTGTGTCCTTCGCCATCGACGTGACCCCGGAGCGGTCGCACGCCTCGATCTGCGTGGCCGGCCGCAAGGGCGAAGTCGTCCACGTCGAGGTCGTCGACAACCGACCGGGCACCGACTGGGTGGCCAAGCGGGCCCGGGAGCTGACGGAGAAGTGGCACCCGCGGTGCTGGGTCATCGACCCGGGCAGCCCGGCCGGATCGCTGATCCGGGAGGTGACGGAGAAGCTGAAGGCCGACCCGGACGAGGAGGTGGGCGAGGGCGAGGAGCCGCGGCTCCTGGCGCCGATCGTGCAGACGAAGACGCGCGACGTCGTCCAGGCCACCGGCCAGTTCTACGACGCGGTGGCCGCTGCCCGGATCGTCCACCTCGACCAGGCGCCCCTGTCGACGGCACTGGCCGGGGCCCGGAAGCGGGATCTCGGCGAGGCGTGGGCGTGGGCCCGGCGGGGGGTTGGCGTGGACATCACGCCGCTGGTCGGTGTGACGAACGCGCGGTGGGGCCTCTTCGTGGAGATCGAGGAGCCGGAGGAGGAGGTGGAACCGTGGGCCGACTACGGCTGACACGCGCAGCCCGAGCTCGCGCCGGTGTGCTGACGGGCGGCGCTATGGCGGCTTCCGGCGCAGGCCTGGGGCTGGGCCTGGCGGTAGGGCTCGTCGTGGGTGGGGTGCTGCTGGTGGCCTACTGCCTGCTCCTCGCGGACACGGACACCCGTGAGAAGAACAGGAGCGGCCCGTGACGAGCCTGTGGCAGCGCTCCCGCCGGCCCCGGTCGGAGATCCGGGACATCACGTCGATCGACGACTACGCGGCCGCTCTCCAGGCGTCTCTCGGGTACGCCGGGTTCTCGCCGCTGGGTATCACTCAGACCCAGCCCGGCCAGGCCGCAGAGCGGGCGCCGACGGACCTCCCCGGGTACGCGCAGCTGTTCGCGACGAACCCGGTGATCTGGGCGTGCATGGTGGCCCGCATGTCGGTGTTCTCCGCGCCCCGTTTCACCTGGCAGCGGCTGAACAACGGCACCCCCAGCGAGATGTTCGGCACGCAGGAGCTGCGGCTCCTGGAGACCCCGTGGCCGGGCGGCACGACGCAGGACCTGCTCGCCCGGGTCATCCAGGACGCCGACCTGGCCGGCAACAGCTACTGGACTACTCACCAGGGCGAAGCGGTCCGGATGCGCCCGGACTGGGTCCAGATCGTCCTCGAGCGGCGCCTGCATCCGCACGGAGGTGACCTGGGGTGGCGGCGGTACGGCTACTGGTACCAGGAGCCTGGCTGTGACCCGGTGTTCCTGTGGCCGGAGGAGGTTGCGCACTTCGCGCCTGTCCCGGACCCGCTGGCGACGTTCCGCGGCATGTCGTGGCTGACGCCTGTGCTCCGCGAGACGATGAACGACAACCTCATGGCCGCTCACAAGCGGAAGTACTTCGAGAACGCGGCCACCCCGAACCTGATCGTGCGGCTGGCCAGAGAGGTCACGCCGGAGGCGTTCGGCAAGTTCAAGGCCAAGATGGAGTCCTCGCACCGCGGGGTCGAGAACGCCTACAAGACGCTGTACCTGGGCGGCGGCGCCGACGTGAGCGTGGTCGGCTCCGACTTCCAACAGATGGACTTCAGCAGCGTGCAGGGCGCCGGTGAGACGCGCATTGCGTCGGCTGCCGGTGTGCCGCCGATCATCGTGGGCCTGTCCGAGGGGCTGAAGGCCGCGACCTACTCGAATTACGGGCAGGCCAGAAGGCGCTTCGCTGACGGCACGATCCACCCGCTGTGGCAGAACGCGGCCGGTTCATTCGCCCCTCTGGTCACGCCGCCTGGCGGCGGCGGTTCCGGAGCCGTCCGGCTCTGGTACGACGCCCGCAACGTGCCCTTCCTGCGCGAGGACGCCCGGGACGCGGCCGAGATCCAGGGCATCGAGTCCCGCACGATCCGGGCCCTGGTGGACGCCGGGTATACACCCGCTTCCGTACAGCAGGCCGTGAACGCGTCCGACTGGAGCCTGTTGGTCCACACCGGGTTGTTCTCCGTCCAGCTCCAGGAGCCCGGCAACGTCGGCGGCGAGCCCGTTCTACCCGCACCCACCCAAGGGGGTTCCTGATGCCCGCCCTGTCCGCCATGACGCGCGATCTGGAGAGGTCGGCGCCGTTCCAGCTGATGCGCGCCGAGGGCGACGAGGAGGGCGACGGCCGTTCCTTGACCGGGTACGCAGCCCTGTTCGGCACGCCCACCGAAATCAACTCCTGGGAGGGCGCTTTCACGGAGACGATCCGCAAGGGTGCCTTCAAGAAGACCATCCGCGAGCAGACCCCGGTCATGCAGTTCGACCACGGCCGGCACCCGCTCATCGGCTCCATCCC